ACGCCGTTACGATCAAACATTGCCAGGTTCTATTACTTTCTATGGTGAAAAGCGTCTATGCACAAGCGTAGTTAATCCTTTCGCTTTAGTTCGTTATAGATCAACTGCAACTGCTACAAAACCATAATATATAACTATGGTAACGGGAAGGGCGGAGCAATCCGCCCCTTCTTTAATTAATTTAGGAAAGAAAAATGAATACATCTGAAAGAATTTTAGAAGGCATTAAACAAGCATTAACTGAAGGTGAAGCTAAAGTTAATTTGTTTGAGGAAAAAGCCCAAGATGTTAAGGAAGCGTCAGCGCTTACAGGTAGCGGTTTAAATATTGGTGGTAAAACATACTTTGACGATGCATTCGCGGCACTCCGTTATGCTAATCCTTTCAGACAAGGTTCTCGTCAAATCAAATCCACAAATACTTCTGCGGCTCAATTTGTTGCTAAAACAGGTAACGCGGCTAACTCAACTAATGCTTGGACTTATGCGGTAGTTCCCGATAGTGGTAGCCCTAATATTGCTACTTCTTTTTGGCAACTTCCAACAAGAGTTATTACTGCACAATTACCAATTAGAACTGCGGCTATGTCAGATATTAATGGCCTTGAAAGTGCAATTGTGAATGATTTGATGCTCGAATTTTCAGCGTTAGAAGCGCAATCAATGGCTACTAATGACGATCAAGCAGGATCAACAACAACTTCTACTGGTGGAACTGATGGTTTGCGCGGTTTAGTTGTTTATAACACAAGCACCTCTGCGGCGGCTTACGGCACAAGCGGAACTGCTATAACTAATGGTATTCACACTATTTTAAAAGAGGAGTTTAGCGCTTCAGCAATTACTTATGATGACATGGTAAATGCGGCTTCATTATTGCCTGGTCAATATTGGAGTAAGCCTACAACTGCATGGCACTTGCATCCTTCTTTAATTACTCAATTAAGAAAATTAAAAGGATCGACAGGTGGCGCACCAATGTTTGTTGAAGTTGGCGATGAAGATGGTGGAGCTATTGCTCATATCTTTGGTTTCCCTGTAATTCCTAATCCTTATCTTGACGCACCTGCGGCTGGTAAGATTTCAGGCGTTTTAGCAAATTGGGATCAATTCCTAACAATTGCTGATGCAGAGGAAATGAATATTAAGATGTTTGATCAAACTGCACCAGGCTTTGTAACGCTCTATGCTGAAAAAAGATTAGCATCGACTGTTAGAAATCCGTTTGCAGGTGTCTTTTTAGTAGGGGTTTAATAATGGCTGATACGCTAGGGCAAGTTCCTTACGCAAGCACTCGTAATCCGTTTAACTACGATAAAGTTGAACAGATTGCTCGCGATTTAACAACTGGATGGCTAACACTTGATGAAATTACCAATCAATTAAATTTGTTTGGCGATGAATCACAAGATAGTTATTTAGAAGGTTTAGAAGTAGCGGTAAGAATGCATATTGAAGATTATCTTGGTATGTCTATCTTCCCTACTTCGTATCGCGTTTATTATGGCGTTTCATCTATCTATGCAAGCCCTGTTTGTTTAGATTTGCCTGAAGCATCTTATAAAGATAACTTTAATTCAGGTGCATTAGCCATTAATAAAGTTGCTTATTACAATGGAAATAGCCCAAGCGTTTTAACTACTATTGCTTCAACTGATTATTATTATGATGTTACTGGCAATAAAGTTATCTTGCCTAATGGTATGCCTAGCAATGTGAGTATGAATAGAACAAGCCCACTTGTTGTTGAATACACACAAAATCCTAACTTTTTGCAAGCATATCCTGTAATTAAACAAGCGGCTTTATTGTTATTAACTCATCTTTATAACAATCGTGCAGAAACAACTTTAAGTAAATTACAAAATATTCCTTACGGAGTAGATGCTTTATTAAGACCTTATAAACCACTTGTAATGTGAGAATATAAATGGCCATTAAGCGCTATGAAAATGTGGTTGTTAATGATCTCACCTTTGGAACTGATCTATATGGTGAATATACAACAACAATAACACCAAAATTTACAACTAGGCCTTTAGTGTCTGATGTAAAAAATTCGCTTGCTATTACAGAGCGTTATCGTGTTTATCAAGATTTAATACAATTTACTTTTAATTACACACCTAATTTAAAAGATATTGTGGACAATCAAAACTTATATTCAATTACTTGGCGCAACCATGAGTGGCGAATTACGGATGCCATTGAAGCTAACGATAGGATGTCAGTAACCTTAATGTGTTACCGATCCGATCCAACGACAAAGGTTTAATATGGCTACTCAAATGAATGTAAATGATTATGCAAAAGCCATACAATGGCAGTTAGGTGATATAATATCGCCTATACCTGTATATGCAAATTTTAATAGAAATTTTGCTACACAGAACGACTTTGTTACATGGCAATTAAGAAATGTCCATCAGCCTGTTTACACAGGCAATATACAAAGTATAAAAGGTATTGATACACCTGTTTTTCAAATAAGTGTTTTCTCTACTACAATGGCAAATAGTTTTAATACTGCAAATGATATTTTGCAGGCGCTACATGGTTATAGTGGAACTTTTGGCAATCCTAGTGCCATAAATTTTCCAATATCTAAAGCTGATGTGGTGTGGTTATATAATGGATACGACAATGAGATCAATCTATTTAGTATATTTATGGATTGCACCTTATATATTCCAACATAAGATTTTTTAATTTTTTTAGTGAGGAAATAAATTATGGCACTTCCAAATAAAGTTTTACCAGGTTTTAGCGCATCTCTATATTGCCAACCAGGCGCAACTCCAACTGTTTTAGATAACACAGAGTTAGCAACATGGGCTGATGTTAATGCAATTGCTATTGATGCTAATCTTTTACCTGTAGAAGCTATTCCAGCATTCGGTCAAGATGATGCAATGGCTAACTATAATGTTGCAGGTTCTCGTCAATCAGACAAGATTCCTACACAAGCCGCTCCAACATCAATGACTATTACTGCGGCATGGAATCCTGCTAATTCTCAATTATTATTAATGAGAGATGATGCAGAAAACGGCACAATCGATAGAACTTATGTCATTCTTGCTACTGATGGAACAAACTATGTTGCTTATGCATTCAATGGTCGAGTAGGTCAATTCCAAGTTGATCCTAACCCAACTGCTGAAGCTAAATGCATGTTTACTATTCATCCACGCGGTAACCAATACGGATGGTCTAACTCTTAATTAAGATAAGGAAAAGAAATGACAACACAAATCAAGAATAGCGATGATCTATTAAGTTATTTAGTGAGCCAAGCCAATTCAGGTCAAAAGAATTGGTTTGGTTTCGCTCAACAACGCTTAACAGGTATTGCATTAGCCCATGATATTGCTAAAAATCATGCGGACAAAATGACACCTGAAGCTTGTGTAGATTATGCTATTAAACTTAATAATACGATTTATCAAAAAATAATTAAGGCAGATTAATGAGCGTCAAATTTGCGGTCAATGGTTTAAAAGAAACTCTTGATGCATTTAAAGTATTTCAAGAGCAATTTGGCGACAAGGATGCAAAAAGCAAAGTATTAATACCAGCAGTTAGAGATGCCATGAAGCCTGTATTGGCTATGGCTAAAACATTATCACCTAAAGACACAGGCGCGTTAGATCGTTCTTTGTATATTACTGCAAGACGGCCTACTAGAAAAGATATGAAGTCAAGATATGTAACACCAAAAGATTCTGTTATATCGCTTGTTTCATCTCGACCAATTCCTAAAAAATTAAAGCAACAATTCCACGCTGAATATGGAAATTTAAAAGGAAGTGAATACAAAAAAGCCAAAAGAAAATTTTATGGCGAACAAGGTGTTATGCATGATGCAAGAGCTATTGCTAATGAGTTTGGAACTGCCAAAATGTCAGCTAAACCATTCATGCGCATATCATTAGAATCACAAGCTCAAATGGTAGCGGCTAAATTAGGTTTAATTTTAAAAGAAAAAATGGAAGCGTATAAAGCAAAAAATTTAACAACATAAGGAAAAGATATGAGTAAATTAGGATCGGCTCTCGGTAAAAAATACGAGGAAAATAGATTATCTGTATTAACTAGGTCGTTTGAATTAGGCGATCATACATTTAAAGTAAGAGTGCCAAGCGTATCTGAAATTGAAGCTATTTATAATTACTTTAAAAATCCTAATCTTGAAAAGATTGAAGCAGAATATCAATTAATGGCAAAAGCCTTTGAAAATCTTGAAGGTAAAGAAGGCGTAGAAGTTAAAGATAACGATTTCATTATTGACGGCAGATCAATAAGAGAAACTGCTACAAATAAACATATATTGCAACACAGAATAGTTGAATATATTAAATTTCTAATACCTGAAACAGGATCATTAGAAGATATAACTTATGAAGATGTAGAAGCTGAATTTCCATTGTCAGTTCAAATGACATTGGTTGAAAAAATTAATGAGGTTATTAGCCCTGACTATAAAGATATAAAGTCAAAGTAGCAAGCTCGTTAAGAACTCAAGTTAGAGCGGCTATGGTCTTTAACGGGCATAAAATACAAGATATAGACGCTTTAGATGAAGCTACCATGAATGAAATAACAGTCATGTATGCTGATGGGTTAATTGGAAATAGAAGCTTATTAACTATGCAAGGAACTCTTACATCGGGAGTTTTTAATTATTTAAGAGCAAGTAGTAGCCCACCTTATACTCTAAAAAGCGTTTTGGGTAGTGCTTATGATTATATTTATGGTATAGAACAAGCTAATCCTAGCGATTCTTTACTTTTATTTATGAGCCAAGCACCTAACTTTACAATGGATAGATTTAAAGGTAAGTAATTATGGCAATTATTTCAAGGTTAGCGGTTTTACTTGGGCTTGATGCAGGCGAGTTTAATGCCAATCTAGGTAAGGCTAAAGACAAAGTAGAAGGTTTTAGCACAGGCGCTAAATTATCTTTAGTAGCCGTTGGAACTGCTTTTGCCGCAACTGCTCGTGAAGCTATTAATTTTGCTGACAAAATAAATGATGTCGCAAAAGCTAATGATATGTCCGTTCAATCTGTTTTACGAATGGCACAAGCTTTATCAACTAATGGTGGTAATAGTGAAGATGCTGGTAAGCTTATGGCATCATTCGCCAATAAGATTGATGAGGCGGCTCAAGGATCAGAAAAAGCACAAAAAGCATTTTTATCCATTGGCGTATCTTTAAAAGATTTACGACAACTTTCCCCCCAAGAATTATTTGAAAAAACTGTTAAAGCATTAGCTGATGTTGAAGATACAACTAAACGAAATGCTACGGCTATGGATATGTTTGGCCGAGCTATTCGTGGTGTTGATATTAAAGGCATGGCCGATGAATTTGAAAGAACAAAAAATAAATTTAAAGATTCTGATGAAGCATTTAAAAAAATAGGTGATTCTGTTGATCGATTAGATCGATTATTTTTAAATTTAAAAGTTACATTAGCAAACGCCCTTGCCCCTGCTTTTGAAGCGGCCACAAAAGCAATGGAAAATCATTTTAATAAACAAGGGCAATTAGTTCAAAGATTTGCAGAAATTAGAAAAGAAGCTGGTTGGTGGTCGGCTTGGTTAGATAAAGAAGGATTGAGAAAATATGTAGCACCAAGCGAAAGAGAATATGGATCAGTTCAAGGTGCAAACATTCCAGGCATTATGTCAGGTATTGGTGGCATAGCCGCACCTAAAAAAGATATTAGGGAAGTTACTAAAGCTAAAGATAAAGAAGCTGAAGCTGAAGCAAAGAGATTAGCTGAAGCAATAAAAAGGCAACAAGAATTTTATGAAAAAGAATTGCTTATTACGCAAGCTAAAGGTCAAAGATTACAAAAAGAACATGAGTTAGCATTCCTTACACAGAATGAAAGAAACCTACAACTTGAATTATTTGATATAGAACAAAAACGCCAACAATTAACTTTAGGCGATCAATTTGGTCGCAAGATGAGCCAAGATCAAGCTAACTTATGGGCTGAAGCAGAAAAGGCTAGAGCTAGAGAAGCTTATCAAATTGGTGAAGCGCAAAGAAGTTTTGAGTTTGGTTGGAAAAAAGCTTTTGCTAGTTATACTGATAATGCTACTAATGCCGCTTTAATGGGTGAGCAAGCATTCGTATCTGTAACACAAAATATGGAAAGCGCTTTAGATAAATTTGTTCAAACAGGTAAATTAAGCTTTAGTGATCTTGCTCGTAGCATTATTTCAGATTTATTAAAAATACAAATGAGAGCGCAAGCTACGGCTATATTTAAAGAATCAGGTATAAGCGGATTTTTTAGTTCGTTTTTTGGTGGTGGTGGCGGTGGCGGTGGCGGTTTATTTTCAACTGCACCAAGCGCTGGTGGCCTTAAATTAGGTTTTGCTAATGGTGGCGATCCGCCTGTTGGAATGCCAAGTTTAGTTGGTGAGCGTGGCCCTGAATTATTTATTCCTAAAACTGGCGGAACTATTATTCCTAATAATAGATTAAGCTCTGCTATGGGCGGTGGCCCTCAAGTAGTGTATAATGGCCCTTATATTGCAAGCATGAGTGCTATTGATACGCAATCAGCTACACAATTTTTAGCACGAAATAAACAAGCGGTATTTGCGGCTAATCAATCCGCTACAAGATCATTGCCACAATCGAGATCATAATTATGTCTTTAAATACAATATTACAAGTTTCAGAATCGATTGCTATTAATGATCAAAAGCTTGTTGGTCAAGTTTTAAGTCGCAATCAACGCATCTCAACTTCCGAACTACTTACTGTTCAACCTTTTGAATTTACTATGAATCCTATGAAGTATTTACTTTATAGCCAAAATAGAGATTTATTATCAGCCTTGCGTGTAGCAGATAAAGCAACAGAGCAATATCTTAATTTTACAAATATTGGTTGGCTTAATTATGTTGCTTATCAAGGCAATATGACATTAGGCCAAATAGGTTCTTGTCAATGGCAAACTTCAAGTGCTAATAAAACACTTGTATTAGGTAATTTACCTTCTATTGCTTCAACTGCTTATATTGTAAAAAAAGGCGATTTCTGCCAAGTGGAAAGATATACTTATATAGCAACTGCCGATGTTCAAAGAGGTGGCGGCTCTACTGTTAATATTCCTGTTCACAGGAATTTAATTTCTACTTTAGCAAGCCCTGTTGATGCGGTAATTGGTCAATATGGAACAACTATATCTTTAGGCGGCACAAGTTATACGGGCGTTACATTTCCCGTTATATTACGCGAATATCCTACTTACACATTAGTTCCTATGACTAATGATTCATTTATATCTTGGAATGGCCCTTTTGTAGCAATTGAAGATGTTCTATGAATGTAATAGCACCAATAACTAATACTAACAATATAAGAATGGCAGACTTTGTTCGCGTTACTACGCGGGCAACTATTACTGCTGGCAATCTTGTTATTGGCCAAACTTATACTGTTAGATCAACTGTTACAGGTGGCGTTAATCCTACTGATTGGACTGCATGGGGCGCGGCTAATAATAATTTTGGCACAGTATTTGTAGCAACAGGTGTTGGATCAGGCACAGGCACAGTATATGAAAATGTTATTTATAGGTTTGCAACAACTCCAAGTGCATTAACTATATCTGCCGTTGATAGCGAACCTTTTGATGCTTTAGGTGGATTAGTTAAAATTAATGATGTTCAAAGAGATATTAAATCAACTGCTAATGAAACAAATTTAACTCTTGTTGGTATTGATACTGCTTTATTAGGGTGGACATTAAGCCATGAAATAAAAGGCTCTTATATTGAAATGTGGCATGGATTTTTTGATACCAATGGCGCATTAATAACAACAGGTGGCACAGGCGGATTATATAAATTTTTTACAGGCTATATAAGTTCTTTTGCTATATCTGAACAATGGATGGAAGATATAAGAATGTATGTAGGTGTGATTGATATAGCCGCATCAAGCATTCAAATTATTTTACAAAATAGAACTGCTGGTCGATATACCAATGACAATTCTTGGAAATATTGGAATCCTACGGATACTTCTATGGATCGCGTTGGATTTATAGAAACCATTAATTATTCTTTTGGGAAAGATGTTTGATTAGATTTGCCAATAAATACGATAACGATAAGATAATAGAATTGCTAAAAGATTTTGCGATTAAATCAAATAATCCATTAACCAATAATCCTTTAGCATGGTCTAAAACTTATGTAGAACAAGTATTAGCTACTTTATATGCAGGTCATGGTTTTGTATTAATTGACGACAAACAAACAGGCATATTAGTTGCGGCAAGAACGCCTTGCTTTTGGTTAAAAGATATATATCAATTGCAAGAAGTAATGTTACATGGAAAAAATAAATTTGTTGTTATTAAATTAATAAAAGAATACATAAAAATAGCAAAAGAAATGTTAGAAAAAAAAGCAATAAATCAAGCTGTTATGGCATCTTATAATGATGTTAAATTTAAAAAATATGGAATGATTAAATTTGAAGAGCATTGGGAAATTAAATGATTAATTTTATAATTAATTTTATATTATTCTTTACAACTTGCACCGATGCTTATGCTGGTGGTTTTATTGCGGCCGCTATTGGTTTAAAAGGCTTTGCCGCAACAGTAGTTGGTTTTGCAATTAATATGGTTGCATCTACTATTGTATCTAGTCTTTTTGCCCCTAAACCACCAAGCTTAAATAATGAATTACCTAGTCAACCTAATCCTGGAAGTCGCCAACAACTTCCACCAGCAGGCGACAATAAATTACCTGTTGTTTATGGGAAAGCTTATGTAGGCGGTATTGTTACTGATATGTCTATTACTTCAGATAATCAAGATATATATTGGGTTATATCATTATGTGAAGTAACTAATACAGAAATAGGCGGATCACCTGATACAATTACTTTTGGCAATGTTTATTGGGGTGGTAAAAGATGTGTATTTAATGTTAATGGATATTCTGTTAATTCATTATTAGACGAATCAACAGGCGAAAGTCAAAATATAGCAGGCTATATGGATATTTATCTATATAGAAATGGATCATATAATCCAAGTAATAGTGGATTAAACGCTATATCTGTTATGCAATCAGCAGGATTAATTTATACATGGAATAGCACTAAATTAATGAGTAATTGCGCTTTTGCTATTGTTCATCTTAAATATAATGCTGATCGTGCTTTAACTGCATTACAATCTACAAGATTTGAAGTAACTAATTCAAGAAAATCACCAGGTGATTGTTTTTTAGATTATTTTAATTCTACAAGATATGGTGCGGCTATTCCCGTATCTCAAATTGATACTGCATCATTAACTGCTTTAAATGTTTACTCAAATGAATCTTTTACTTATACGCCATACACAGGCGGAAGCTCAACTCAACCAAGATTTGAATTTAATGGTGTCATAGATACCAATCAAAAAATTATGCAAAACATACAATCTATGTCAGATTGTTGCGATTGTTTGGTTAAATATAATGAAATTACAGGCACATGGGGCGTTATTACACAAACACCATCTTATACAGTAGCTTTGGCTTTAAGCGACAGTAATATTATTTCACCTATACAAATAAC